GTTCACAAATGGATGCTTGTATTTCTTTAGTGCCACTTGCAAACATTGCTAAATACGGTGCTGATGGTTTAAAAATACTTGTGTCGATAAACACATGGTTATTATATGGTAAAGCTCTACGTGAGGATGCGTTTAAAAACCAAAACACTACCGATAAAAACCCGGATGAGTTTCAAGGTTATGACATCGAAAGATGCTCCGGTATACCTGATAACACTATTATCATGTGTATTGCAAATCCAAACCCACAAAGTTCAGAGCTTATGATTGGTGTCAATGAATTTGGTGATAAAGACAATTTGAAAATGGGACCTATCTTAAACTTCTCCGACTTATGGGCTATTCGTGCCGAGCAGAAAGTAGATGTTCAAATCGGGTTTACCGACCAAGTAGTTATTTACACAACATTAACCGCTTAAAAAAACAAATATGAAAAAAATAGTTTCAATACTTTTCTTAGTAGCTTTATTTGCTACGAATTTAATCGCACAATCAACCTCTCCACGTTGGGGTAGTGGACCTCCTACAAATGATAATACGGGAAGGGTTTTAACTTACTCTTACTTGCCAGTTGCAGTTACCTCAACAGCCGTAACGGTTTCGCCAAAAACATACAATACTACGTGTGTGGTCGCAACTGGAACAATAAGCCCAACTATTACATTTACTAATACGGGAGCTTATGCAGGAGATGTGGTAACAATAATTACAACCGCCGCAGCTTCAAATACAGTTACGTTGGCAGGCACACAACTGCATACAGCATCCACTTATACATTGGCAAGTGGAAAACAGTTTGTTATAACATTTATTTATGACGGCACTAATTATAACGAGGTAAGTCGCTCACAAGAACAATAAAAAACCATATGAAAAAACTCTTAGGATTATTATTAGTATGTAGCTTATATTGTTCGGCGCAACAACAGCGAATGACCGGCAGCTTCTTGTTTGCGAAAACAGTAAGCTATAATCATGCTTCGGCAGCAATTACATCTACCGGAACAACCACGTTGACAACGGACAATTTAAGGTCCGGTTTAATTGTAGCACCAACCGCTACAGCGACATCAACTTTTATTTTACCGACAGCAACGCAGATAGTAAATGATTTAGAATTAGATGCAGGGGCTGTAATTGAGTTTTACGTACTTAATAACACGGGTACAAATGGAACTATTACCGTTCAAGTTGGTTCAGGTATAACTGCATCAGGATTTCCTTCATCAAATACATTAACATTAGCAGGTTCTGCTACTGTTGGAGTTGCCGGGTTTAGATTAACATTCTTATCCACAACGGCAGCAACATTAACGAGAATAAATTAAAAACTACAAAATGGCAAAAAAATCAGATTTCAGTATTACAAAATCTTTGCAGGACACGCTAAAAGCAAACCCGGCAATTAAGAAAGTTTATTTTTCCGAAGAAGGAGAGCATTACTTTAAAACACACGAAGTAGATGTGCATTCGGTAGATGAAGAAACGGGCCGATCTAAAGGAGTTACCAAAGTAGTTGCATTACCACGTGTAATTCAATCGCCAGTAAAAGTAAAAACGGTTATTAATCGCATTCCTGTTTGGAAAGATAAGTTAGTAAATACTTCTTATCAACCGGTGGCTGCAGAGTTCACCCGTGAAGAAGTATTAGCAGCTAAAGCAGTTGCCGGTTCTAAAACAGAGGTGGAAAAATTAGAAATTATACGACAAGCACAAGAGTTGATGAAAGATGACGAGTTCGTTTCTAAACTTGGCAAACTTGGTGTTTCAGATAAAAAATAAATGATTAACTCGTTAGAAGAAGCAAATACACACGTTCAAAACAATGCTTACAGGGTAAGCAATAGTTTTAAGCATATTGTTGTTTTAGAAGATGGGACTATTCATAAAAGTAACGACGAGGAACATACACAATCGGTTATTGATGATAACGATTGTTTTGTAGTAAAAGGAGATTTAAAGAAAGAAGTTAAACACGAAGAATAATGGGAACTTTTCAAAGTGCATTTACATTTAATAAAAGCGTTTTAACAAATGGTTCTCAGCTACCGGGGCAAGATTATATTTCAGGACTTTTATTTTACGGAAGCGCACCTGCTTTATTTCCGGCAAGTAAAGTAAAGAATATGTTTAGCGTTCAGGATGCTATTAACGTAGGGATTACCCAAAACCACACAGACGAAACGGCTGCAAAGGCTATTATTACGCTTGTTGATACAGGTATAGCGGGGCAAACGATTAGTTATTCAGTACAAGAACCAATTAACCCATTAAATACAGCGACAAACCCTAATTTAGTTACTCTTTGTAATTATACTAAGGTTGCCGGAGACGTTTCAAGCGCAACAACATACGCCGCTAACGTGGTATTAGCTATAAACGCTAACCAAGCGGCAACAGGTGGTTATACAGCGACAAGCGCATTAGGAGTAATAACTTTAACGGCTCGTCCGGGATTAGGCGCGTATTTAAACGCAGGAGGTTTTTTAACGCAAAGCGGAACAGATACAGCCTACTCTACAATTACACAGGACTTTGGAACTGGTTCGGGTGGTGCTACTGTTGGCGTAGCTTCTAAATTAGATGTTTGGTATTATCATATTTCTGAATATTTCAGAATGAACCCAAACGGCAACTTATGGGTTGGTGTTTATGCAGATAGCGGTTATACGTTTGTAGAAATTCAAACTATTCAAATGGCTGCGCAAGGAGCTATTCGTCAAATAGGTGTTTATCGCCCTTCTCGCGCTTTAGTTACTTATGGAGTTACCGATGCAAATAGTATCAACACTATTTGCCAAACATTAGATAATAATAAAATGCCTTTGTCTGCTGTATTAGCAGAGGATATTCATGCTGTTACTGATTTAACTACTTTACCGAACTTAGCACTATTAAATGATGAATGGGTAAGTGTGAATATCAGTCAGGATGGAGCGGCACAGGGATGGACGTTATATACTACCGGAGCTGTATCTATAACAAACATTGGTGCTATCATGGGTACTATATCGGTTAATTCAGTTAGCGCAGATATAGCCCAGCCGATACCACAAAACAACATTTCAAACGGAACAGAAAACAATTTAGTTGCCTTTGCAAACAATGCGTTATTTATAAATACAATTCAAAGCATACAAACTATATTAGATAATTATCGGTATATATATACCGGTAATTATGTAGGATATGTAGGTACTTACTTCTCTGACGACCATTGTGCTATCATAAGTAACTCCAATTACGGATATATAGACCAAAATAGGGTAGAGGCTAAAATTGAAAGGTTGATTTATCAGGCTTATTTGCCTATCTTAAAATCACAGTTGCAACTAAATGCAGACGGCACTTTGTTTGCCCCATTAGTACAGGCATTGCAAAGTATCGGAAACAATACATTAAACACCAACATGGTAAATTCTGGAGAATTAAGCGCAGTATCTACCATAATTAACCCAAGACAAAATATAACCGCTCAGGGCGGGATTGTTATAACTCTTTACGAGGTCAACAATCCGATTGCAAGAACTATAACCGTAAATGTAAACAGCGTAAGCGCAATACCTTCATAATGGCACTAACATCTTTAAATAACGGAGTAAACTATGCTTGGAACAATGTTACTTGGATGTACTATACGCTTCCTGAAACATGGATCAAAAGCATTTCTTACGAAGCTAAACAAAAAACAGAATTAAATTACGGAGCAGGGCCATATCCGGTATCTGAGGCATTAGGTAATTACGAGTATACCGGAGAAATAGAAATATATTTAGATGCGTGGAGTAAAATTATTGCATCAGCTCCAAACGGAGACCCTTTACAAATACCTCGTTCAAATTTTCAATGTGTATTCGGAGGCTCTCGCGTGAACGCTAAGACAGACATTTTGCAGAACGTAAAGTTTGTAAACGACCCTGTTGCAGTTAAGCAGGGAGACACTATGATAGCTGTAAAGCTTACGCTATCAATAGCTGGGATATTGCATCAATAAAATTTTAATTAAAAACTACAATGGAAAAACTAACCAAAAAGCAAATAGACGCTAAGGCGTTGGAGCTATCAAAAAAATTAGATTGCAAAGTAACTCCGGCCATTGTCGATAACGCAGAAGTTGGGCAGGTTGTTGGATATTTCCAAGACCCATCATATGATACAATTATGTATTTTATGGACGCTTACCAAGCCGGGCAATCTTCAAAATGTGCAGATTATGCTTTAAAAGATTGTCTTTTAGAAGCCGAAAGCGACCCCCGTATTGTCTCTAATGAGCGCAAGCATTCACGTATTAAGGCAAGTTTTGCTTATGCAGCGATTAAGTTTATAACCCCTTTTACAGACGGTTATAATAAAATGGCGGAGGACACAAAAAAAAAATAAGAGCGAGCGAATTTGAAAGAACAAAAGCATTAATAAGATTTTATTTTCATAAAGATTTTGATAAAGTTGATTCGAAAAATGTACAAGAATTTATAAGAGCAAAAGAACAAATGTATTACGCCTTAGAAGTAACTGGGCAAATGAAAAAACAAGAAGCCGGATAAAACGGCTTTTTTTATTAGATGGCAGAAGAAGTAAGATACGAGGTACACTTAGATGGCACGGATAAATTCGAGCATGGAATAGATGGCATGAAACATCATGCTAACGCCTTGCATGAAACTATGGGCGAACTAAAGAAAACTTTAATAGAATTTTTTGCCATTGAAAAAATAATAGAATTTGGAAAAGAAAGTTTTGAAGCGTTTACCGAAGCAAGTAAAGCAAGCGCACAATTAGATGCAAGTTTAAAAAGCACAAACGATGCTGTCGGCATGAGCCGTAAAGAATTGGATGAGTTAAGCGAAAGTTTAAGCAAGCATAGTTTGTTTACGAAAACAGCCGAAACATCTATGGAATCATTACTAACTACGTTCACAGCTTTACATGAGGATGTATTCCCGGCAGCGAGTCAAGCCATAAACGATATGTCGGCAAAGATGGGTACTGATTTACGTACAACGGCTATACAGGTCGGTAAGGCGTTACAAGACCCTATTCATGGGATAACAGCACTACATAGAGTAGGCGTTAATTTTAGTGAAGCCCAAAAAGTAATGATTAAAAGACTTGTTGAAACGGGTCAAGCAGCTAAGGCGCAACAGATAATTTTAAAAGAATTAAACACCGAGTTTGGAGGTTCTGCACAAGCGGCAGCGAATGCCGACCCAATGCAATTTATGAAAAACCAAGCCGAAGAACTTATGGTTAAAATAGGTGGTGGATTATCAAAACTTTTTGTTGAATTACGGCCAATTATAGATACTGTTTTAGAAGCATTCGGGAAAATTACCGATGTAATGGAAGGCTCGGGAATGGGTACTGTAATAAAAGAGTTTTCAGGGGTAATAGGCGGCATTGTAAAGCAACTAACTGAAATTGCTATTAGTATTATGCCGTCAATTTTGGGCTTCTTAAAACCCATTGTAAAGGCTTTTGAAATGACTTTTATTTTAGTGCAGCAATTAATAGAACCGTTAAAAGATGTGCTTGCTCCTTTGTTGGATTTCGTTGTTCAAATAGTAAATCAGTTAGTAGATGAGTTTGCAGATCTTATGCCAATTTTAAAACCAATATTTCACATCATAGGTGAAGTTTTGGGGGCTGCTATTAAAATAGCTTTATGGATAGATAAAATTATTTTTTCGTTCGTTACCTGGCTTAATCATACGGTAATATTTAAAGCAGTTTGGGATGGTATCGTATTTGTTCTTTCAAAAGTTGTTTCGTTTATAGAAAAAATAGTCG